CGTTCTTGAGCAAAAACAGATCCCAGTTGTCCCGGATCAACTTTGCCCGGAAGTATGGAATAATCCCCTTGTCCGGGTCCAGAATCGCCTGGATGCCGTTCCGGTTGCTCAGGTCGCCGGTATATGTGCCGTTTTCCGTGCCGGTCATGTTGGTCGCGATCTCTCCCTGGTACGGGATCAGCATCGCGTCTTTGATCCGCATGATTGCCCAGCTCGGCTCCTGAAGTGCCATGTTGCACGGTCCCAGAAGAACCCCGCTCATGTCATAGCTCACATGTCGTGCGTTCACGTTTACCGTCTGGTTGTCCGTGTTGATCACCACGTTGTAAATCCGAAAAAGCTGGTCTTCCACCGTGCGCTCCGGCACCGGCTCGACGGTTTCATGCCGCACAAAAGTGATCTGGCTGTTTTTCACATATCCTGTGATGCCCTGTTTTGTGCTGACCTTTGCCCAGTTGCTTCCGCTGGCCTCGACATAGTACACTTCCGTGTCCGCCGCCAGCGTCGTCAGCACCGGCGAGCCGCTCGTCGTGTCCGGTATTTGTTTCCACCAGCTGCTGTTGTTCGGCGGCGGCACAAACTGTGCTTCGCTTGATGAATCAAAATATATGCACTGGTAATTTCTGTGGCTGTATCCTGAGCACGAAACCCTGTCTCCGACATGATAGGTTGTCGGATCATAAATGGATGTTTGCCATGCCGTATAGTAAATGGACGTAGGTTCGTTCGGACTTTCCCGCAGCGGTGTGTTGTTCGCGTTGATCTTGTACACGTCCACTTCCATGCCGACGTATGCGCTTTGGATGGTCGGCACCGGCACCGGCGCCTTCACGATGGCGTCGTTCACCAGGTGCTCCCATGCCCCGCTCTCTTCAATCGGCTGCACCAGCGTCACCTCATAGCTCCCGCCGGCGTCCTCCGCCATCACACAGCTCTGCGGATGAATCACTGCGTTTCCGTTTGCCGTGTATGCGGTGTTTCCCACATCGTAAACACTGATCAAAGGAACCGCTCCCTTCTGTCGAACACGAGCTTACTCCACCCGGAGCCGGTAATCGTGTTGCTTCCCTGGTCAAGCGTTGGGAATTCTCCCGTGCTGTTCGCCGTCAGGTTTTCTGTTCCGGCAGCGTTCGTCACCATGCCGGCCTCGCAGTCGATGATGTACTGGTTTGAGCTGGTCAATCCGGTGATCGTCAGCGTCTTACCGCCCTTTGTGATGGTCATGCTCGTGCTGCTGGCCGTCGCTGTGATCTTCGGCCGGCTCTTCACGTCTCCGGCGTTCACCACCGTGCTTCCGCTGCTGGTGATTTCCGTTGCTGCCGGCATTAGCAGTTCCTTCAGCGGCTCGCAGTAAAACTGCACCTCTCCGGTCCAGTAATCCGTGTTTTTGCTGTGCCGGTTCATGCTCACCGCGCCGATGATCCGCGCCTTCTGTTTCCGGTCCGGCTCCGCTCCGAATGTCACATAGTCGGAACCCTTCAGCCAGTTCAGAATTTCCCGCATCCGGTAAGCTCCGCGCCCCTGGATCGTCACCGTCTGGATGTAGCTCTGATAGATGTCGTCGCCTTCCGTCATCGTCAGCTCACCCGGCCGTCCCGGAATGGTCACATGGCTCACGCGTTCCTCACCGCGCACAATCTGCGCCGGTGCCGTCAGCGTGATCCCCATGCTGCGGCAGTCCGCGTTTTTCCAGATAAAAAAGCTCTGTCCCATATCCTCATCCCCTTACGATCCGAAGCCGGCGCTAATCCGCCGGTTCTGAGCGCTCATTGCCTCCGCCAGCGCCTGGGCGTCCATTCCTCCGCTCATGTGCATGTTTTCGATGTACAGGTTGCTGTTGGCCGTATAGCTTCTGTTCTGGCTTGCCGTCAGCACGCGCTCGCCCGGATGCAACCATGCCAGCCGCGTATCCGGCACCCACGGAATTCCGTTTGCGTATCCCGGCCGGAAACCGCCGAATACGGTTTCCCAATAGTAATCCATCTGGCCCCCGCCGCCGGCGATTCCTCCGCCATATGACGGTCCGGATGAACCTCCGCCGTTCACCACCGGAACAACCGCAACCGGAACCGTTCCAATCTGTTTTGAAACGTCTTCCGCCGCGTTGTCTCCTGTCTCCGGTTTTACTGGAACCGGAACGGGTTCTGCTGTCCAGTCGCCCGTTGTCAGTCCTTTTTTCAACAGGTCCATCGCGTTTTTTCTTCCTGACGGGTTTGTCCAAAAATCTTTTTTCGCGGCCTGTTCCATCGCTTCCGCTTTTGCTTTTGCTTCTTCCGGTGTGTTTCCGCTTGCTATCAGTGCTTCTTCCACTTTATCCGTTACGGTTGTCGCAGTGAATGCCTCATGTACTCCGTGAGCTATTGCCACAATGGACGCCGCCGCAATGGCCACCGTCAGCGGTGTGCTTGTCAGTACACTTGCCACAGCGCTTCCGATGCTTGTTCCGAGCGTTGACTCAATTCCGCTGAACGCGAGTTTTCCCGCGCTGTCCATAAAAGTGCTTGTAATGGCTGATGCTGCGCTTCCTCCGCCTACTCCGAGTCCTCTCAGGCCGCTGATCAGCTTTACGAACTCCAGCACGCCCTCCGCAATCTTCAGCGTCGCAAATGCTCCTCCGATTGCCAGAAGTCCCTTTTTCACTTCTTCCCAATTGTTTGCCAGGAATTCAAGGCCGCTGGTCAGCTTGTCGAACACCGTCACAAAGTTGCTCACCACGTCCTCCGGGTTTACTTTGCTCAGGTCGTCAAACAGGCCCGCAACGCTGTCGCCGAGCTTTTTGAGCATCTGCTGCCCTTCTTCTTTCTTAAGATACTCCAGCACCGTGCTCAGCACATTGTTCAGCGCTTCCGCGCCTCCTGTCAGTGCCGGTGCGACTGCTCCGATGATTTCATCCTTCAGCGTCGTCCATGTGTTCTGCAATTCTCCGACTTTGTCAGAAAGCTCCACCAGGTTCTTCGTCGTGTCTTCGCTGGTGATGTTGACTTCGCTCAGCGCCGCCTCATATTCTTCCAGCGACTTGTACTGTTTGAACAGCGGAACCAGTTCGTTCCAGCCTTTGCCGAACAGCGACATGGATTTGGATTCCTTGTCGAATCCTTCGCCCATTTTCAGCATGGCCTGTCCGGCCAGCCAGAACATTTCGACGGTGTCCTCTGTTACGAACGTCTCAACGCCTTTTCCGCTCTCATAAAGGAGTCCCAGTTCCCGCAGCGTGTTCAGCGTTTCCGTCGATCCCTTGCCGATGTTGGAATTCAGTTTTTTCTGGCTGGCCAGAATGGCGTCCGTCGTCGTGTCCAGGCCGTTCGCTTCCAGCGCAAGCATCTGCTTGTATTTCTGGAGCGGAATGTTATACATTTCCGCCATTGTTGCCTGATCATCGGCCCGCTGCGCGGAATCCATGATCATGTCCCAGAGCTTTTGCCCCAGGTCTACGGCCCTCCGCGCCGCGTTTTCCAGTCCGCTCGTGATTTTGTCAATCCCGCCGATCACCTGGTCCAGCGATATCTTTTTTCCGATTCCGTTCACGCTCTTTGTCAGCGTGTCCGCGCCCTGGGCCGCTTCCTTTTCGCTCATGGTCAGCGAGTTTAGCGCGGTCTGCGTGTCGTACATGGCCGCTTCCGCGTTCAGCATCTGCGTCTGAAGCTTGATGTATTCGGCGTTGAGCTTGCTCACGCCGTTTTCGTCCGCCTTCCGCAGCGCTTCCCGGTACTCGTCCACCATTTTCTTCTGGGCCTGGAGCTTCGCGGTCAGCTGGCTTGTTTTGGTCGCCAGTGCGCTCTCGGCGTCCCCGGTCGCCTTAAACCGGCTTTCCGCCTGTTTCAGCGCCGCGTCGAATTCCTTGATCTGCGCTTTTGCTGTGTTGATGTTCTGCTGAAAATCTCCCAGCTCAACGCCCAGTTTCAGATTGACGGCCATGTCCTCACATCCTTATAAACGATTGGTCATATCTGCTCCGGTAATAAAACAGGTCGAGGATTTCCCCCGGCCTCATCCGGTCTATTTCGTCTCTTCTCAGTCCGGCTATCAGTCCATAGGAAACAAGCCGCCGGTATGTCAGTTCCCTTGCT